ACTTTGGGGAAGTTCGGGTAAAGGTTAATGAATCAGGGGACTATATAGAGATTACTGAGGAGCATCGTAAACGGATACCCAAGGACGGTGACAGTTCTTCCTACGAGGGAAAAATTCGCGTGTATCGCACTGATAATTAAGTTTAGTTTATCTATCCAATATAGGGGGATGTTATGACATTACATTACAGGACACAGGGCAAGGAGAACGACAATGAATCTGGTATATATAAATATTGGACATCTAAAAATATAATTACAGAATGGGATATTATTGTTAAGGAAATTTGTATGGATTACTATCTGCAACATCGGGGATTTGGGGGCGGATACCCTGCTATTATAGAAATACGAACAGATAAGGATGAGTTTTTGGGGCAGGGAAGTTCCAAATAATATGTATTATAATTAAATAATAGATTTTTACATAGTAGCTAGCTAACCATCCCCTCAAAAGGATGGTTTTTTGTTTTTAATTACCTATACCACCTAGAAGTACATTTTAAGCCTATTGACAAGTACCCCACTTTCGTGCTATATATACTTAAATATATGATTTCGACTATATAGGAGGATTACAATATGAGCAAAGGTGAGATGAAGGGCAAGGAAAAGCCGATGAATGGCAAGGAAAAGCCGATGAATGGTGGAAAGGCAATGCCTAAACCTTGTGATAAGTCCAAGGATGGCTGTGGTGGAGCTAAGAAGAAGGGCAAGTAATGTATAGGATAGATGTAGTAGAAGCCCCAAAATGGTCTACTGCACCATTTACTAAGACCAAGGAAGGTTATTTAGTCGGTAGAGCTTGTGTAACCCAAATTGGGGTATTTCCCTATACCCAAGCGGATGGCACCATAATCCATGAACTTAGATGCCCCGAGGAAGTGTTTAAGCAAGAATCAATGGATTCCCTTAAATTGCTTCCCCTTACCAATGAGCATCCAGATTTCAGAGTAACGTCTGAGAATGTGCGCCAAGTTCAGATCGGTAATGTGGGTAGTAATCCTTCTGGGGATAATGTCTATTTGACTGTGGATATGATTGTGCAAGATGTAGAGGCTATCAATGATGTAATGGCAGGGAAGCGGGAATTGTCTTGTGGTTATTCTGCTGACCTTGATCCCACTCCTGGGGTATGGGGTGGGGTTGCTTATGATGCTATTCAGAGAAACATATCCTATAACCATGTAAGCATCGTTCCTCGCGCTCGTGCAGGGGATGCAGCTAGAATTAGGTTAGATGCGGCTGGAAATGCCGTAATAAATAGAGATGAAATTGAGGAGGAACCAGTAATGGCAGAAGCTACTAATGTAGTTGTCACGATTGACGCCTCCGAGGTTCAGAATCTTATTAAGGCGGAAAAGGATCGTGCAGACGGTCTTCAGTCCAACCTTGATGCTCTGACCACGGAGAAGGTTAAGATTGAGGCCGAGCGTGATACCCTGAAGGATAGCCTAGAGAAGGCCAATCTCAAGGTTAAGGAGCTAGAGGCCGCGAGGGTTGATGAGAAGGCTGTGGAGGCTGCTGTTGCCCGTAGGGTGCGAATTCTCGATGCCGCCACCAAGGCTGGTATTGAGGTTAAGGACATGAAAGAGCCCGAGATTCAGAAGGCTGTTGTCCTGAAGGTGTTCCCCAAGGCTAATTTTGACGGTAAGGATCAGGTTTACCTTGATGCCCGTTTTGATGGTGCGGTGGAACAGCTTGCCGAGGTTGACAATGCTGATGCAGCTGTCAGGGCTCCTAATGCCCCTGCTGTTGCTATAAATGTCGATGTAAAGGAAGCCCCTGACTCTAATAAGGCCAGGGAAGCTTACATTGCTCGTCTAACTAAGAAAGAAAAGGTATAAGGAGGAATCATGGCTGCTTATGGAACTATGGATTCCGCTATGCTAGGTTTGCTTTATGGACTTGCTGACGATTGCTATATTGATAGCTACCCGTGTACTGCGGCTGTAACGCCTGGTCGCCCGGTCTATCAGACTCCCAACAACGTCGCTTCTGTCCATCCCACCTATGCGAGCGGCGACATTTTTATGGGTATTGCGGTTGCTAGTCAGATTTCCCATGATGCGGATGTCGGGACTTATGCGGCTTACGATGTGGTGAATATTCTCAAGAGGGGCATGATTTGGGTGCAGGCGGCTACTACGGTATCCGGCTCTCCTGTCGCTGCGTATGCCACTTCTGCTGGACTTTTCAGCACTACTTCTGGTGGTAACTATAATATTGGTGGTATGTTCCGTACTACTCAGACCACGACTTCCGGCCTTGTTTTGCTCGAAGTCAACGGCATTAAGCTCGTAGCGTAAGGAGGAGGTATAAAATGGCTGAACATATTGATGCAATGAACCTCGACGCTAATGAGAGCGCGTTTTTCAAGCGTCAGCTTGAGGTTATTAAGAGTAATACGTATGATGTGAAGTGGGCTCCTAACAAGGCGATTGCGCTTCTCCCTGTGGATTCTAGTGCTGGCCCTGGTGCCACGGAAATCACTTGGCGACAGTATACCCGTGTTGGCTATGCCAAGATGGTTGCTGACTATGCTAGTGACTTTCCCCGTGTGGATATCTATGGTGTGGAGTATACGGTTGCCCCCCATGATATTGGCGCGGCCTACGGTTACTCCATTCAGGAGATTCGTAGGGCTCAGTTGGCGGGTGTCCCCCTTGAGACTCGTAGGGCTGATGCGGCTCGTCGGGCTATTGAGGACAAGATTAACTCTGTCGCCTTCTCTGGTGATACTGCTACTAATCTTGCGGGATTTCTTAGTTGTACTGGTGCTACTCAATTTACTCTTACTTCTGGTACTAGCGGGAGTACGTGGGCGCTCAAGACTGCTGATGAAATACTTGCTGACATGAATGGTATGGTATATGCAGTTCTTAGCGCCACCAATGGTGTAGAAGCCCCTGATACCATGCTTCTGCCCCTTGCACAGTATAACACTATCATCACTAAGCGACTTGGTACGTATAGTGATTCTACGGTGTATGATTACTTCCTTAAGACTAATCCCTATATCAAGAGGATTGAGTGGCTTAATGAACTGAAGACCGCTGGTACTGGTTCCGGTACTAGGGCTATTGTGTTTAAGAATGATGCAGATCACCTTCAGCTTATTCTTCCTGTTCCTTTTGAGCAGTTTGATGCGGACAAGAAGGGAATGACCTATACCATTCCTTGCATGGCGCGTTGTGCGGGAGTAATAATTTACTATCCACTATCCGTATGCTATGTTGACCTGATTTAGTAATATATCCCCTCCTTGAAATATAGGAGGGGATTTTTCAATGTAAGTAGCCAATATAGGCACAAGGAGTGATTATGCTAGTTAATTGGACATTTGGGGGAGTTAAAGTAATTCAGGTTCCTGCTACTAATGAAATGGTTGTTCTAGCACCTGGATATAATCAGGTAGATGATCTTACATGGAAATTATGCCGTGATCTTGTTCTTTGTCAGATTGCAAATGGGGATATAGTAGAGGAATGGCAGACGGTGGAGAAAAATGGTGCCCAGCATAAAGCGGCAATTCTATCTGTTCCTTGTGAGGATGAAAAGCTACAGGTCACTTCTGTTCGTATTCCAATTGTATTCAAGGAACTGACTAGGAAAAGACTTCCCGCTGTCATTAAGGAGACTTTGAATCCTGCGCTTATTGTGGAATGGTATAAGGCTGAAAATCGTGATGATATTTGTACTGCCCTAAAGCGGCACATGGAAGAGGATTTGAAGGAAGATATTTTTAGGCGTATGGGAATAGATACCCCTAAAACTAAGGAGCAATAGATGGCAACCCCCGAAGAAATTCTGCTCGTTATTGCCCCAGCTATGTCCGCTACGGCGAGCTATGATGTCTATATAGAGTTGGCAAAACAGCAGACTTCTTCAGGGTTCTTTGGTGATAATTGGAATATAGCTGTGGCTTTACGTGCCGCCCATATGTGGACCCTAAATAGTACTCGTGGTGGGCAATCTGGCGTAATTACCTATCTCATGGAAGGTCGTCTATCCAAGTCCTTTGGTGGCGTCGGCGTAATTCGTGAGGAACTTCAGCTTACTAACTACGGTATGCAACTACTCGGTCTTATGGACTCCATGCCGGGAAGTGTAGGCACTGTTGCCTCTGAGCAGATAATCAATACTTATCTCGGTGGTGGGCTGTGATATTTGATGAATATCAGGAAGTCATGCAAGTATGGCGTCCTGTTGGCGTAGATGGGAGCGATCCTGTCTGGACTCATTTATATGACATTACCGGGAGATTAGAGCCAGTTTCATATGGCACTGAATCCCCTATAAATAACCAGAACTTTGCTGATGTGTCTGAATATCTGCTGTGCCCTCTTGCTTATGAAACTATGATTGGGCCTAATGACGGGATAATCGATCCTAGGGGCACACAAAGGCAAGTAGTTGGTATACCTGAACTGTGGCGAAATATAAATCCTCATATGGTTTGTATGCTTAAACGTGCCGCATGGAGTATTGGATAATGCAACGGTTAGTTCATGTCGATTTTACAGGGGATTTTCTCGATATGAATCCAGCGGACATAGTTAGACCTGTAGAAGCGGCATTAAAACGAATCGGAAATGTTTGTGTAGGGAAAATGCAAGAACTAACGAAGCCACATGATGATAAAGGTGATTTGACTAATTCTCTTATGTGGATAACTGCTGTAAATAGAAGTAATCCCAAGAATTCAGAGGATATGCTGGATACTCCTCCTGCTAATTGTGTGGATATTGGTTCTGCCAATGAACACGCCGCTTATCGTGAGAGAGGAAGCTCCCCTCATATAAATCCTGAAGGTTCGGCAGAGTTTATTGCAGAGATGAAGGAATGGGGAAGAAAACGCAGAATGACCGAGCATCAGATATTTAATGCTATAAATAATATAAGGGATAATGGAACAGATGCATGGCCTTTTATGGGGCCTGTTGCGGATCAGATAGAGGCATTGGGCAGAAGGTTGATGATTGCGGAACTTAAAAACTTTTGGGCTTCACAGAGGCAAGTATGATAGCACAGGATGTACGAACCTATCTTTGTACTGCGTCTGGTATGGCCGCTTTGTTCAGTCCGGTTGCTACTATCAGTGGGATATATGTGATCCAAGCCCCTACTGGTGCTTTAATGCCTTATATGGTGGTGGAGAATTCGGAAGGGCCGAGGGAAATTATAGCCGCTAATACTACTGAGGAAACTGCCAATTTAAGGATCACTGTGGATTGTGGACCTACTCAGATGTATAAGGGAAGCAATTTGGCTGAAGCGGCTTTAAATGCTATGGAGAATTATAGAGGAACTATGGGGAATGCTAAGGATGTGTGGTGTGAATGTTCGTCTATTAGAGGGTGGAGCGGCACAGGTGGAGCATACAGGTTCCAGTTTACTGCTAAAATAGAGCATACCATGACCAGGAATAAGCCTGCGGGGAGTCTGTGATGCCGGTTTGTAATAAGTGTGGGGTGGAGAAAGAGCAGGATCAGTTCCCGAAACGTAAAGATAATCTTTCTGGATATAGAAAAGACTGTAAAGAATGTGTAAGAAGTAGGTGCCAGAAATATTATCAGGAAAATAAGGTGAAATGTCTTGTTATAAGTAAAAATTGGAGAAAAACCAATCCAGAAAAATCAAATGCTGTATATGCCCGCTACAGAAAAACAGAAAAAAGAAAAATCGTGGCAAATAGGTGGGCCGCCAAAAATAGAAAAACTATGCAAGCCTATAATGTTAAAAAGTACAATACAGACCCTCGGTTTAATATAGCCACAAAAATAAGACGTAGAATATCAATGGCAATTCATAACCAATATACAAAAAAAGCTACTCTTACTGTAGAATTACTAGGATGTTCATTTTTGGAATTAAAATCATATATAGAATCTAAATTTACATTGGGGATGACTTGGGATAAAATTTTATCAGGGGAAATACATTTAGACCATATTCGACCTTATGCTTCTTTTGATTTAACTGATTCTGAACAGCAAAAACAATGCTTTAACTATAAAAATTTGCAACCCTTATGGGCTAAGGATAATTTACAAAAGTCTAATAAATGGGAGGGGGAATTAGAGGCTTGACATTAGGACGAAAATCTGTATAATAGATATAGATTTTACTATATATTGGATTAGATATAGAGGAGGGTACAAATTTGGTCGATAGGCTTACAGGCGCAGATGCGTCGTTTTTCAAAGCTACTGTAGCCACTAATGCTACTGTTTCTGGTTCTATGGTTGCGGGTTCTTTTTACAAGATCGCCACAATTTCTGGTACGACGGTTTTCCCCACTGGATATGCGGCGGGGGATATATTTATTGGTGATGCAGCTAAATCTTTTACTGTGGGAAATAGCGCGTATCTTCTTACTTCCACTCAGGCCATGGATGCCAGTTCCTTCAAAATTGATTTCAAGGCAGATGAAATTGAAGTTACGACATTGGCGGATGGCAATAAGAAGTACAGGAAGGGCAAAAACGACGTTTCTGGTACGGTGGAGGGCATCAACTTTATCTCTGAAATGTCTAAGGCAGGTTCCTTCCTTAATAGGTTCCTGCGAACTGCTTCTGCTACTGCTGCTAATGTGGTTGCTACACTTAACCCCGTTGTTGCCACTGATTTGTTTGGGGTATTCTACCTTAATGATGACACTACGACTGGTGAAGTGCAGACTTTTATGGTAACTCAGATTGAATTTCTTGGATATACCCTTGGTGCGAGTGTGGGGGATGCTCAGTCATGGAGTTCCGATATTCGCCTTATCGGCAATGACCCAATCGTCTATTTTAAGACTAACTAATTAACCTAGTGGGGGATGAAATACTCCCCCACTTATTGCTACCCGTATGGGTAAGCGGATTGAAACATAAGGAGATATACACCTATGATTTTAACGGTTTCCAGCACGAGAGAGTTTATCCCTGAGTTTAACCACAATAAGGATTTGACTGGTTCTGATCAGATCAAAGTTACCCATGATGCCCCGACTATGGCTATTAAAGAGCGGGCTATGCCTCATGGATTCGACTTGGATAAGGATGGGCAAGTTTCCACCCATGTGGAGATTGACCGTAAGAAGGTTATTAAAGCGTTCAATGCGAAGATTTTTAATGCCGCATATGAGAAGCCTATTGCAGAGGATAAGAGTGATAAGCCTCTTCGTGTTGTGGGGGATAATAAAGTTGTAATCAAGATCAACAATGCAGAGGATTTGTTTAACGCTCCTGTGGAATTTGATCCTCTCATTGATGAGTTGTATACCTACTTCCAGAATTTGCTTCAGTCGAAGGTTGACGAAAAAAACTAAGAGTTGCCTATCGGTTATTGCAAGCCGGTAGGCACAAGGATAAGTACAGGGCTGAGAAGGGTTCTGTACCTATCCTTGCGATGACAATACACGATGAGAACATCATCGTTACGAGAGATGAAGTAAAGGGCTATGTGAATGATCCGGCATTTGGGTTTTACTTGCAATGCTACCAATATACAAAATTGTGGGGTGGAATCAATGGTAAGGGATGGGGGGAATGGCCATCTGATATTTTAGAGGCTGTGACCGCATTGGAATATGAATCCAGGGCCATTGAAAGGGAAGAAATAGAGAAGACTAGAAAGAAGTAAGGGGGTAAAACGTGGCTAACGAACAGGTTACAGTACGTTTTGCCGCAGAAATCCAACAATATCAAGCTAATGTCAAGCAAGCTCAAAAAATACTTCAGTCATTCGGCATATCTGCTGAACAAGAATCCAGTAGAGTTTCAAAAAGTGTCGCTTCAATGCTTGCTCAATATGCCAGTTTAGCGGTTGCTGTGAATACAGTCAAAAATGTAGTTAAAGAGGGCATAGATTTTAATTCTTTTAAGGAAACTTCTACTGCCGCTTTTGGCACGATGATGAAGTCTATTACTGCTGCTAAGACTACAATGGTGGATTTATTTAATTTCGCTGTTAATAGTCCCCTTACGTTCAAAGAAACTGTAACTGCATCTAAACAGTTAATGGCATATGGATTTGAAGTTAAAGAACTTATTCCTACTATTCAGATGCTTGGTACTGTAGGTAAGGCTACAGGGGTTACTCTTGCAGATATGTCGTATGTTTATGGTACATTGAAGAGTCAGGGCAGAGCTTATACTAGAGATTTGATGCAGTTCGCTATGCGTGGTATTCCTATATACGAGGAATTAGGCAAGGTTATGGGAGTTCCTGTAGCTCAGTTGCAGAAGATGACTGAGGCCGGGAAGATTGGGTTTAAGGAAGTAGAAAAAGCATTTCAAAACATGACTACTGGAACTGGCAAATTCGCCGGTTATTTTGATGAATACATGAAGACGTTTGAAGGTAAGATGTCTATGCTTACCGATATAGCCCAACAATCCTCTGGTATTCTTACTGAGAGTTTATTCAATGTATTAAAGAAGAATGTGGATGACTTTATTAACATTCTGAAGAATAACAAGGATCAAATAGCATCTGTTGGCAAGGATTTGGGGAACTTGGCGAGTGCCTTCTTCGATATCGTTAAGGCCATTCTTCCCCTGCTTCCATTACTTATAAAATTAATCCCTTTACTTATAGCTAAGAGTGTTCTTTCCAGTGGAATAAAACTTTGGAAAGCTTTACCAGAGACCTTCAATATGTTAGGGGCTTCTGTAGGGTTGGCCTCTAGTGCATTAAAGACTCTTGCAATAAATGGGGCCGTAGTACCAGGAATGGTGAGTTCTTTTGCCATGTTAAGTAGGTCTGTGACCGGGTTTGGGTCTGCTTTTGCGGCGGCATTGCCTGCTATAATAGCTATTGCCGTTCCCATAGCGGCAATAGCTGCGGCAATAGCTGTAGTTGTAGCTTTAGTGAATAAAGCTAAAGAAGATGAGATAAAATTTAGAACTGATGCAGAATTCACTACAAAGACAATCTCTGAAGGTTCAAAAGGTCAAAACTATACGGTTCTTTCTTTACAGAGCCAAGTTGATCTTGTGCATCAGTTGCAACAATTGTATCCCGCTTGCTATGATGATGTGGCAAATATTCTGCTTGCAAATAAGGCAATTTCAAAAGAAGCGGCTAATCAAGTAAACCAAGAAGCAGCTTCTGTTAAAGGTCTTAATGACTATATAAATGCTCAACTTAAAATATTAGATAATGCTAATGCTACACTTTCTATAAATAAACAGCAGTCTGCATCAATTGCTTCCACTATGGGTATATCAGAACAATCCTTTCAAGTCAAGGATGTAGCGTATTTTGATTGGAGTGGTAGAACTGCCGCCGCCGAGTTTATAAAGGGATTTACAGATGCTGCTTCAGCCAATGATGATATATATAAGAGTTTGGGTATTAAAGTGCCTGAGAAAGACATAGAAGCAGACGCGCAAAAAGAACTTGATGCTATTGTAGGCACAATAGCCACATTAAAAAGTGCTATCGGAGAAAATGGTGAAAAGTTATTTCCCAATATAGAATCTTATGGATTTTTTCAGCTTCTAGCTACTGAAGCGCAAAAACTTCAAGCAATATTAGACAGTTTGAAAAAAGGCGGGTCTGATAAAGCGATTAGTTGGATAGAAAGGGAAATGGCTGCTAAGTATACTGCGGAATCTAATTTTGTGGATTATCAACTAGATGATATTCAACTTACTTACGATAAGCAAAGAGCAGAAATTATAAAAACAGCTAAAACAGAAGAATGGAGTTGGAGCAGAATTCGTAGTATCTTGAGTATGAATGAAAAACTACGCGCCCAAGAAATTAAAGAAAACGATCAGCAAATACGCGAAAAACGCCAAGGATATGAAAATGAAATTCGTCAAATGCAACAGGATACTCTAGGGGATGAACTGGCTGGAATAATGCTAACTTACGATACAGATTTACAGAATGCACAGAATAAGGCAATAAACGATAAGATGTTTGCATTAAAATATGATGAATATGTTCGGGCATTGACTGCTAAACGAGATAAGGATTTGGCAAAGCAGACGTATACTAATTTAACTGAGGGTAAATCCTCATATTGGGAAAACAAGAAAGTAGAATCTGGTGGCAATTATGCTACTGGCGATAGCATGTTAGAGATTGCTAAATCTGAGAAATCTTTTTACCTGTTTTTGGGGGCCATGACTTCGTATCTTAAAGCTGCTGGGGAACAATTAAGCACACAAGTTTTAGCGGGCTCTGAAGTTGGTAATATGCAATCAAATGGGTTCTCTGGTGCTGGTATACTGAGTTCTGGTGTTACTGCTCTTGCTGATTTTCTTTTATCTATAGAAAATGTCAATAAAGTCCTTAACCCGTTCAGCACTATACTTGAAAGTGCAAAAGACATTCTGGAGCCTATGATTAATAGTGTACTAAGTCCAATTGTGGATATATTAGAAGAAGTGGGCACTGTTGTGGGGCAAGTTGTAGCTCCCTTTTTGAACATATTTGGTACAGTATTGGCAATCGTCGCAGGCATATTAGATGTGACGGTAGTACCTATCCTGCAATTATTGGGCAAAGCGTTTGCATGGCTTAATGATTCTGTAATTGTACCTTTTGGTAATGGGATTATTGACATAATTAATAGTCTTATTACTTTTATAAATGATACATTTGGTACTAATATCAAATTAATAGCACATCTTCTTAAGACTACAGAAGCAACAACTACTGCCACTGTAGAGCAACAAACTGATTTACTTAATGATGCTTTAGATGGTCTAAATGACACATTAGATGATTTGAATGGAGCGTTTGATGCGTTAAAAAATGCGGCGCAGGATTTGGTGGATTCACAAGTATCTTCTTTACAAGATTTGTATGAAGTAGGTGCTATAACCGGGGCGGAATATGATTCACAAGTAAAGGCTCTAAATGATGAATTTGAAAAATACTTTTCTGATGGTACTTATAGTGTAATTAAGGCTCTTGGGGAAAACTATAGTCTTGCTGATGTATATGCCAAATCTGCGGAAGTAAAAACACAAATTGCAAATGTGAATGACCAGATAACAGTGATACAAGGTCTTTTGGATAAGCTTTCTGATACAAATGAGCCTTTAAGCCAAGGTGAATTGCAGGGTGCGCTTGACTCTACCAATTCTGTAGTTAAGGCAGCATCAGATAGCATAATATCCGGAATGAGCACTTCTACTGCATCAGTAGTAGAGTCAATATTAGCATTAGGAAGTAGTATATCTCAGATTAATGGTACAGCTAATACCCCAGGAGGCGCATCTATTGAGCCAACGGGAATTAACACATATGCTTCTGGTACTAATTATGTACCCCAAGATATGGTAGCTCAGATACATAAAGGCGAGAAAATAATTCCTGCTGACTTCTCTTCCGCCATAGATAGAGGGGAGATAACTTTAGGTGGGGGTGGTTCCTCTGGTGGAAATATAACAGTACAAGTGAATGTGCAAGGTAGTGTTAGTACGGAAAAAGATATAGCTAAATCTATTGCCAACACAATGTACCAATTACGAAGGGCGGGGGAATTAACCGTATGACAAATGTATATTTAGACTTCCAAGATGGTGCAGGTTATCGAGACATTTCCTCGTATGTGAAGTATGACTCCCTTGTTTATACCAATAAGGGGTGTTCTGATACGTTTCACTATGCCCAGAATGAAGCTTCTTTTGATGTGATCTATAATGCTGCTTTATATGCTTTACTCAAAAACGCCACTACTGATATATTGGTAAATATAAAAAAGAGTGGAGTTGACGATTTTACTGGTCGAATTTTTCCAACGAAAGCTAGGACTTATAATGGTATTCTGAATAATACTACTATATCTTTGTCTGCTGAAGATTCTACGCAAAAACTCGATGTAGATATAGGGGATGTGGTCTATTTCGGGTACGCTATTTGTAATCCAGCTAGTCCGGCTACTTCCATAGTGCATCAATTGTGTTATCGTGCGGGGTTTGCTCCTGCTAAAATAACTTCTAGTGTTACAATTGCTAAAACTATTACTGCGTTTGCTCCTGAATCTGAAAATGATTCCATTCTTGATGTACTTGATACATTGTTATTTGAGTATGGGTATGTTTTGCATTTTAACGAAAGTGATGTTCTGACACCAGTTAAATGGATCACTTCTGATAGTGTTTCCACCAATTTCACTGAAGCCAATATGATTCAAGAAGTGGAAGTGGAAGATTCCGTAAAAGATTACTATGGACTTACTACTACCTATTATGAAATAGGGCAAATTGAAACCACCAGTGGGTACAGTGCTAACATCAAATTATACCAGGATAGTAATTGTTCTTACGATAGTAATGGCAATTTTACTGGATATGAAATTACTCCTGGATATCTATATCCTCCTGCCTGTAATGCTATAGATACTACTACAAGTGGAAGTTCTATCGTTTATCAAGAATATGATGATTCTTCTTCTAAATATTGGACTAATTATGCCATAGTTCATAGCCTTGATTATAATTACAAAGTCTTTGATTCTGACTTTTCTTCTATTATAGCTACGTCTGGTTGTTACATGGATGCTGGATTTGATACTGGTATTACTGTTGACATGATTCATTTTTATAACAAGAAAGCTCGAATTGTGCTTAAAAACCCCACTGCTTCTTATCTGACTTTACGGTATTTGGATATTCGTGGATATGTCTGGTATAGAACAGCGGCACGAATTGCTGAAGTTAATAACACTACAGTAAGTGGGCAAAAATTAGATACCTATGTTAGTACATTCCTTCATACTCAAGCGGATGCTTCCACATTTACTACCTATCTTGCCAAACAATACGACATAGGAGCCACATTCTACACGGTTATGTCGGATAAATTCGCTGATGTGGGGACTGTCTGTAATGTTACTATGAATGATGGCACTAATCAGAACTGTCTTATTATGTCTCGTCAATGGAACGAGGCGGTGAGGTATTACACTTACAAAGTGCGAGCACAAGATAATAATGTAGGAACTTTGACCAGACAATCCATAACGGTAAAAGAAAATCCTACAGTTACGGAAACTGTGACCTCAGAGCTAACCCAATCTACGATTGCTGTTTTGCCTATTGCTTATGGCGGCAGTCCTGATTTTACTTATGCCTATACTGATCTGTATATCTATCAAGGCGAACGGAATATGTCAAGAAGTTGGGCATATTCTATCACTACAAGTGGCATAACCGGGTCTTTTGGTACAGGGGATAATCCAAATAGGTACACTGTTAGTGGACTCAGTGGGACTTCTGGATCAGGCACTATTACTGCCACTAAACTAGGCTTTGCTGATGTTGTGGTTTCCTTTACTGTAGCATTGGGTGCGGTAGAAGCCCCCACTTTATCCCTATCGTCTCATTCCGCAACTCGTAGCAGAACCAATGTAATAACCCCTTCTGGATTGTTGTTAGCCGGTAAATTGAGTAGTGGGGGAGCCTATGCTGGTCGTTTTAAGATAGCGTATTCCGTAGATGGCAGTAGTTATAACAATGTGTATACATCTTCTGTGGATGAAACAACTCATTCCTATGCCGTTCCTGCTACGGCTACCGTTAGTGGGGTAACTCATTATGTAACTAATATAAAGGCGCAATTGTATGCTATGGGAGGAACTACCCTTCTTTGTGATGAGAAAATTTGTGGTGTAAGTGCTGACGCCTCTACTACTCCTCTTTATTGGGGAGCATTGACAACTGCGCCTTCCGGGTATATATTACCTAATGACTACTACTGGAATAACAATGTTACTATTAGTGGCGGCGGGATTCTTGAGTTTTATTCGGGTAGTGCCTGGGCTGAAGCTGATACCAGTTGGTATTACTATCATACAGCTTTAGGCAATGTTGATCTTTTAGGGGATATGGGAGCTTGGGCAACGGCTCAGGCAACTGTAATAGCGGCGGCATCCGCTATATTTGCCAAATTGGTAACTGCGGATGCATTTATTGCAAATTTGTTCGCCCAAACGATAACTATTCCTGCGGGCGGAAAGCAGAGGTGGTACGATGGACAAGGTGTGCAGAGGCGTTGCATTGAACTCAAGGACGGTCGGTTTTCTTTCATCGATGCTCCTGATACTTCTCCTGCTTCTCCCGAGCTGCTCCGGGGTGTCTTCGGACGGCTTGGGGTAAATGGGCCTGCCATCCTCGATGGGGACTGGCAGGCTAACATATTATCGGAGTCTAGCGAGGCTATAGACTTAAACATCGCGCTAAGTACGACAGATGGCGTTAAGGATATACTTGAGACGCCTAACGGCGCTGTGCGAATCATGTATATTAATACGTCGGGGCACCTATGCGAACGACTACGTACAGGCGCTATCATTGGCAGCGAGGTGGAAATTACAGCGGCGAACGTTAGCGGGTGCTACTTAACTGACGCCGATGGGCGAGTCTACGCGGTTTACAATCTATCGGGTTCGGTATATATACAAGAGTTTATAACGTCATGGGGCGCGCCAACTTTATTTATCGACGATAATTGTACTGATTTTAAGTTCATCGTCGACACCGATAGTAAAGTACGAATAATGTATAGCCGAAGTAACGGTACGTATGAGCGCATTTTTTATAGCGGGTCACTTGGGAATGAGGCTACCATTGATCCGTCGAGTAAGTCCCCTGTATGCTACGGACTTGAAAATAACGGTACTCTTGTCGCGTATTTAGAGCACTCTTCCGCGTCTCAGACTGTCGATTTGTATAGATACGTGTACTTGTCTGGAACATGGGCAGCTCCTGAGTCTCCTGAAACAACCGTGTCCGCTCAGACCAATGATAGCGTTACAGGCCTTCGAGCGCTGTTCGAAATTAATGGCGACATGCGGGTCTGTTTTAGGTCTAGCCCTCATTCAGGATTTCTTTACGAGGTCGTCAGAGTCAAAGGTGTGTGGCAGTCGATGACAGCGATCACGAAAGTGAAAGCTTATACATCGGTGTATACGCAACTAAAATCTGGCTACATTGAGACTCTGTATAGTACGGGAGGAACTATTTTCTCGATTACTCTCCGCCGCTACGCCCGTGTCGGTGCGGGGATCATTGAGGAGGGGAATACCGCTGCAAACGCATTTGATACGTTTGGGAATAAATCAGTAGAGTGCCGTGGGTGGGGGGCCATAAATGGAAACGGCACGACGTACTCAAACGTTGCGTCCGTAGCGCTACCAATAACGCCATCAGAGGCCGGAGACGTCATTGTTCAGTGCATTGGATATAAGTCGGCTAGCGCGTCGGCGCCATCGTCAAGACGAGATGCAACTGGTATGGTCGGGAACGATATCTCTGCCCCGATGGTGTTGTGGACGTCGGATTCGACGTTCCAGGTTAGGTTTAGTAGTACTGCGTCTCTAGCGAGCACAACGTGGTTGCTGTTTTCGTGGTCCTTTAAGGGCAAAATAGCGTAGAGTGGCCCGAGGAGCCGAAATAGCTTTTGAATTGACCGTCAGGAGACTGGTGGAGGAAAAGATGAGGGGGGGGAAGAAATAGATGGATGAATTATCAGAACATGACACATATATAAAACTTCAAATAGAGCGGGACACTTCTAAACAAGTGGGGGACATCTTGAATGACTTCAAAACCGATATAGACGCCCATTTTGAGAATGGGAGGTAAGATATGGCGTTTGAGCCTATAGAACCCATTCAAGAACTGGACTATAAGACAGGTGTGGCAATATATAATCACGTAAAGGGGCTAGATGCGCAATTAGCTAGCATGACCAAACAACAAGAATTGTTCTTACAAGAGATAAAATCAAATAGAAAAGCAGAGCATTTTGAGATGCTAGAAGCGGTGGAAGCTACATCAGAAAAAAGCGGCATTCTATTCACCAAGATGTTGGAATTGACTGAGGCGAGGTTAAAGAGCCATTTTGATGATCTGAATAATCGGTTAGTATTGCAAGAAGAAAAGGAACAGACAAACCATTTCAAGATTGAAAGTATGGAATCTAAGATTGCAGATTTGCCCACTATTAAGGATAGCATGAAGCATCTGGATGATAAGGTATCTAATTATGATGAAATCAGTAATTATGTAAAAGAATTACAAAAACAGCCTGGGAAGAAGGCGATAGCGGCGTGGAAATGGATAGCGGGAGTGGCAGGAGCTTTGGGGCTTACCGCTGCTAATGCTTATATAACGTGGAAATTAACAAAGGTAGCAGGAGGTTAACATGAATATATTTGGGAGAATTAGATGATATATCAGAATGACTCCTCTATCCAAAGGTTTTGCCCTGAATTATGGCATTATGGATGTGCAATGCTTTCTTTAGCATACTATAGAGAAAAATATATGAATAAACCTTGGACTGCTAGGGAATTGATGGATGTATGGAAATCAGCTATCTCAAAAAAGATTATAACTGGTGATTTGAACCTAGATGGAGATATGGATGATGTTGGAGAATGTGAAATACAGGACTGGAATGGGCTATGCGATATTTTAGGGTTAGATATAGAATGCATACCTGGACACTTTTCTCCTGTAAAAATACTTGATCCTCATTGTTATTCTATATGTGCCTGGTTCAATCCTAACACTAAATTCACCCATTTTGTTGTAGGAACTGTTAAACCTGTAGAATTTGACCCCATTATGGGTGGTTCTAGGACAGTAAGAGAAGGCGCCCCCAAAGAGGATGGATTGCGCATTTTTCATATACTTTCTTAGGGCTTGACAAACATAGACTTATTCATATATAGTGATATCTATATAGGAGGAATTGATGGCAGTAGTTTTAGCACTTGAAGATAGTGAGGAATAGAAATGGCTAGTATAGATCAATCCCCAGGCCAACTAGATTTTTAATTGTGCTCAATAAGGCTCGAAACTTTTTCTAACTAATAGGAGAATATTATGGAGAAATGCAATACTCTTGACTCTGTTTTTGCGGTTGCTTACCCCGGACTTTATGAGAAAACCGAGGCCCACGGGCGGTATAAGTTTTCGTTTGTTAATCGAGACGGTATAACCGAGTGGGAAGAGGAACTTGATAATGTGGTCACTACGGTAGGTAAAAACCTAGCTCTTGATACGTTCCTTGCCGGTTCAACGTACTCGGCTACAGGCCCGTTCCTAGGACTTATTTCGAGCGTTAGTTTTAGCGCGGTTGCGGCGGCTGATACCATGGCTTCACATGCTGGTTGGCTTGAGGCTGGTTCCGGCGTTAATTATCCTTTGCTTACCGCGAGACTTACCACGAACGCCGGATGGGCAGCGGCGGCGGCTGGGGCTAAATCGCTAACTACTGCGCGGGCCTTTACTATCGGAGCTACGGGCGGAACGGTTCAGGGTGCTTTTCTTGTGTACGGGACTGGCGCTGTTTCTACTATTGGTTCGACGGCTGGTACGCTGTATAGCGCTTCAGCCTTTTCGGTTCCGCAAGCCGTCAGCGCCGGTGGTACGCTCAACGTATCTTATACCGCAAGCCTATAAAGATAGACTGTCGGCGGGGTCATTAGTGTATGGCAATAAAACCATCGATAAAAATAAACGCCGGCGCATGGACTCTGGACTACCCTCAACGATCATCTGTGCCCGGAAACGCTGTATTGTTTGGAGTATGGGCTAAAGCAAATATCGATATTGGAACCTACCCAATCTATCACGTTAATTTTACGACGTTTGCTACCGGGGGGGGCAATTGGTCCGTTAAATGGATCATAGATAACCTTAATATAACCCAAGATCATTCGCAAATCTATTACAACGCTAATGCGTCAGCCTACGCCAACGCGGAGTTAGGTGGGTCCGACTACATAGCCGACTACGACTGGTACGAGTCCGACAAAGCGTTAACCGAGGCTGAGTGTACTGGATGGAAATATTGTGCGTGCCAACTAATTTTAGACGCAGCCAACTCTCGCATCATTATGCGCCAGTGGCTTAAGTTTGGGCTTGCTGGGACTCCGATTAAAACAGGAGACGATACTAAGACATTTACACAGCTTCGAGCCGATCTAGTAGCTAATGCAGGCTGGACTCAGGCGGCGGCTAATGCGTGGACTCCCGATTCGTTGGCGTTTTTCCAAATTGGGCAAACGACATCGGGCGACGGGACAAACGACGGGAACGTGATCGACGCGAAGATAAAGTCACTAGCTACTGAGCCGTCGATCAGCGACATCAATGCGATGGCGCTCAATTTCAGCCCCGACGCTACGATGTGGGGTGACTATCCGCTCAATTGGGACGCCGGGGCCGCTGTGCTTACGGATCGTTCGGGGAACGGGCGCAATTTAACCACATCGGGCACGCTTTACCAGGGCTTAGACTTTGATGACGGCGCGGGAACAACCGTGGCCATCTCCGAGGCCGCATCTGCTACTGAGACCATAAGCGAAACCACAAACAATAGCGTCGAAATAATAGAAGATTTAATTGCGCTAGACATAATAAGCGAAACCACAAACAATAGCGTCGAAATAATAGAAGATTTAATTGCGCTAGACATAATAAGCGAAACATATGCAGGCCCCGGCGAGTGCATAGTAATAGAGGCCGCAAACGCTCAGGACTACGTTGTAGGGAGTGTTGAGTATTATGTTTTTGTTATAGAATCAGCCATTGCCGGCGATTCCATCTCTATCATTGAGAGCAATCAACTTTATCTAGGGGCGTATGATATTAGTGGCACTGTCTTGCTTGGCGCATACAACTTATTGAATGTTCTTAATCTTGGCGTATACGCTTAGGAGTCGCTATGAGTGATTGGTATATAGGGGTTCCGAAAACATTAACGTTCACAATCGGCGCAATAACTTCGGGAGATTCTGTTTATTTGGATTATTGGCGTACTGCTGATAAAATTATTGTCCCATTAACCGCGATAATAGTTAATCCTACCACGGGAGCATGTACGGCAACGCTGACACCTACACAATCGGGCAATTATCATTTCTGGCCTAGGGTTATGGCTTCCAGTGGTGAGATTAGAAACATTGGGACGCCTAAAACCGTATGGGTTTATTCTCCGGGTATTATTCCTTCAGGGACCAGTGGGTAGTTGCCATGTATCTAATATTCCGTAGTTTGCTCGCTTGCTCATTTATCTACGATTTTCCATGAGTGTATAGTACTAGAATAAGGATTGAGTCAATACTATGATGGCCTAAGTGCTGTTGTGGTATTGACTTTTTACTATATATAGGTATATACTACACTATCTTTCCAATGTAGGAGATACAATGCCAGCAGGAAAAGAAAGAACAGCGGAAGTCATAAAATACATAGAACAGTACGGAGAGGATAAGGCTTGTGCAGATTTGAATTTGCAAAGAAAAACCCTTAAACGCTATATGCAATACGCTAATAAAATGGCGGACAAAAAGATCGGGATATTTAATTGGAGAGAATGGGTTCCTAATATGCAGGAACGACAACGTCTCCACGAAAAGGCGTCCTGGTCACAAGATTCTGCTAGTATTACGATTAAGACAGAGTTTCCGTGTCTTGTGTATAAACCATTAGGGGACAGTCACATCGGAAACATTGGAACTGATTATGGACGTTTGATAGAATTAACAGACGCTATTAAAACCATTCCCTATTTGTACATTAGCCTGACAGGAGATGAAACAGATAATTTTATCTCTTTTAAGAATCAACTTCCTATGCTTTCTCAGATTATCTCTCCCGAAGAACAGGATGAGTTTCTTTTATCATGGTTAATGGAGATTAAAGATAAGATTTTGTTTTCCGGCTGGGGCAATCATACACAAGAATTTGAGGAAAAGGTATCTGCTCGTAGTGCAGTAAAAAATATACTCAATCGAAATATTGTCTATTTTAATGGCATTGGTGTGTGTAGCCTCCAACTTAATGACCAAAAGTATAAGATTGTGTCCACACATACCACACGGTACAATTCAAGTTTTAATAAAACACATGGATTGAAACAACTTGCTCGCAGGGATATCCCTGATGCAGACATTTATATTGCAGGGCACATCCACGATGCCGCATATGAGTACACCTTTGAACGAGGCGTGTTTCAGTTATTTATGGTAATAGGCAGCTTAAAGACAAATGATGGGTATGCTAAACGGTGGTTTTCTTATTTTTCGTCCAGTAAGGACGGTGCTATAGTATTGGATACGCAACAGCACCGATTTATTCCCTATCCTTGCCTTGAGGATGCTTTGGAATATGCAAAATTAAGGAATGGTTGTTAAGGAGGTTATATGTCTGAACCTATAGGCTTTTTTAAAGATGCTAATGGGGATAACAGTTCTAAACGTCTTTGGGGCTCTATCTCTATGATGCTAGGGTTGGCTATGAAGCTGGCCTTTGCTCTCTTAGCTCTAACTTCCCTCATACCTGTAGCAGAAGCAGCTACAAGGCTTTCTTTGGCACTTGGAGCAGCAGACGGGGTGCTTACAGCAGGAGCGGCTTTACTTGGGCTTGGTTTAGTTGAAGGCTTTCAGCCTAAATCCATTCCATCATCTGATATCCATTACGAATCATAAGGAGTGTAAATGTGCAAGAACTATGGAAGAAGATTAAATGGTATATTATTGTCGGTGGTGTTAGCCTTATTCTTGGTGCCATCATTGTATTCGCAGTCATCCAAGGATCAAATAATCGAAAAATTGACGAATTATCAGCTAATATTGTCGCAGGAACAATTCTCAATACAGGGATACAACAAGCAAATTTCCGACTTATCGAAACAAATACAAGATTATCAGGTACAGTTGGAGAACTACAAAAAGGAACTGGCCGACTCGAACAGCAAATCCGAGATGGAAATACAGAACATCAACGACAACTTGAAGAAGCTAGAAATAGATTTGGCGCTATCCAAACAGGACTTGGAACAATCTCGGAAGGACTTAGCGGAACAGGAACGACTCTACAAGGAGTCAGCGAAGGACTTGAGCAAATTAAAACTCTCATTAAATCTTTACCGTAACACTACCTATGTGTTTGGTGGTATTGCTGTAGGTTTAGGCGGATATCTTGTAGGCAATAAAGTTCTGCATTGGTGGTAAAAATTGCACCCTTCGCTACCTCATGCCAATCGTAAAGATCAGGTAAGGCAGGAAGGGTGCAATTCCCTTCAGAAGGGTGCTTCTACCGCTTTAATTCTGTTTTACGAATATCCCAACTGATACCAAATCGGAACTTAGCGATGGAAATATTAAATAGAATAAAGAAATCTTTGCTAGTAAATTCCATGAAAGTAAATCCGAAAACTGTCCACCGTTCTCCCTTATACCATCCTAGATCAAGATACATTATTTACCCCCTTCTTCTTAGGATAAGACATAGTCGTCCAGGCTTGATGCAATAAATTACCCATCAGATTAACAAACTTCTCATCATCCCCCATTTTACTCTCAGCATGAATCAGTAGACAGTGCATTAGCTCATGGCAAAAGGTTTGCTCCACTAGAGATTGGGGAATAGGTACAGTTTCCGTGTTTATCTGTAGAATAATTTCATTAGTTCGGGGCTTAGTTTCTCCCCTATTATCAGTTCTATTAGTAAGAGTGGGGTCGTGCTTAACGTGATAAATTTGCCCATGCAATTGAAATGATTCTGGTATCTGCATTATACCCCTTCCTTCGGCGCTTCGTGGGCGAGGAGGGCGTCATGCGCCAGATGAGCACAATACAGATAGGCTTTGTCACTAGGTAATGTAGAATTTGGTGAGACATCTTCCGCTAGATCCTCTATTCTGTTTAGCGCCTCCCTGAGCCTCTTCTCTGCGGTCGGCGCGGGGCGGGCGGCTTCAAAAGGCTCATGCGCTCCCCAATGGCAATCCATGCAATGTCCTTCGATAGTGCACCATTTCTTGCCGTCTAGCGGTGTTTTCTCGGTGAATGGACAAGGCGGAACGCCCAGCCCCCCGCTCGGCGCGGGTCGGGCGGCGAGGAATCCGGCCCGAAACGCCTTCTTACACGCCTCGCCGTGGCGGCGTACTCGCTCCTTATCGTCGGGATTTAGCGGATCGCCTACAAAGGGCTCGTAGTGGTAGTGACGCCATGCTTCGTCCAGCTCCCCGCTCGCCTCGGCCTGGGGTAAGGACTCACGAAGGATGGCGGCGAACTCTGTAAAGTCGCCGTACATTTCATAGGATTCGATTAGTTTGCTTTCCACTTCGCCGTATTTGTCCATATTATACACTCCTCAATGGGTACAATCCTCCAACAGTAGGATCAGTATTTCGTTCCTCTCCCGGCCCCCCACCCCATATTTTTCTATACAGTTGCCCCTCATAATCGAAAGTCAGCCCATTTATCATCCCATAATAAGGATGGCGGGTAATAGTTTGGCTGCCAATATGGGTAACTAAAGGGGCAGATTCAGGGCATTCAAACCGTGTATACCCCCGTAAATCCATTATCCTGTAACGATGATTATCCCCAAAATAGTTAGGGAATAGTGCGGGATCACCCCAAATGTTCTCATCCACAAAGAAATGAGGATTTATAAGGCACAACACATCATACTTACTGTAGACAACTCCCCATTTATTGCCCTTTATCTCTTCATACCTACGCATAAGCGCATCTACAGCGCCCGGTTGCACCCTGATATCATTATGCGCCCATAGAATAAAGTCTTGGTTATTAAGGCCATACCAACTATCTTTGATAGCCGCATTCAAAGCTTGTTCAAAGCACAATGGTGTAATAGGGTTAATGAAGGTGATTTTGTGTCCAACATCTATATCTGCCAAATAGGGGAGCAAATCCCTTCCTGTACTATTGATGACTCTAAAAAAATCAACCTGATCATATAAATCCACAATGGCATTTTTGAGTAAATCCTCGTCCTCACGTAGGGGAATGTAGCAAATTTTATTCATACCAAACCTCCTTAATGTGCATCTTAAACTTATCTTTATTATCAAGAATATATTGTGGATATGTATTATCAATAGGTACAAATTCCATAGGTCCTTCACTGGTGCGAAGAATGATATCCAGTCCCTCATTCATGATTTTATCAAGGTGTTCATCTGTTCTATATTCTGGTTTGTTAATCCAAGGGGAATGTGCTAAAGATTCAAGTTTACTTCGTATAGCTTCTTTACCTCCTAGATAAGAAAAGTGCCACCCAGCATTAGGGATTATCTCATCTGGTTGTGGGGCGTCAAATCGCAATGTAGCTATTGATTTTTTAATGTCACTATATTTCCATATAGTAGCGCCATACCATTTAGCTACAGTATGCTTACAATTAAAGTAATAATAGTAATATGAAAGCTCGAATTTCTTAGGCCCTGTGTATACAAAATCTTTCAAAACAGAAGCGCGAATAATCTGATCGGAGTCATTAATGATAATCAGATCGTCCGGTTGATAGGGAATAGCAGTAGCAATGACATTTCTAGTAGCAATATCAATAGCCATCTCATCATTGGGGTTAAACCATCGTTCTGCATTAGGCACTTTTATATGGATAATTTTCTTCTCAAATTCCTTAAAGCGTTCCTTATTCTCTTCATAATAGTACGGTTTAGGGAGATTGGAATGGGTTCGATCTGCCTCTACCAGTACAAAATAATCCACCACATCTTTAAGTTCATGCAGTCTTATTTCTAGTAAATCGAATTCCTTAAAAAAAGTAAAACAATCATATATCATTGCCCCCTCCTTAATTTGTTATATTTTTTAGTGCAAAGAGACGTATCCCGTGGAAAGGTAATAAGCTTACTACTTTTACGTGTGTCTTTGAGGATGGGCTTATTACTAATAGATTGCGCGTACTTCCAAATGCTTTGCCGCTTTCCTCCTATATTATATGTTCCATAAGCATTCAACATAATAAGGGACAATATTTTATTGGTAGTTACAGTAATTTCTTCCCTAGATGTATACTGATCGGTATAGGCCCAATCCCGGTGCCAGGGTTGTTTAGAGAATTCACATCTAATAATCAAATGCTGTTTTTCATCCAACATACGAACAGCACATTCCCCTCCTAATTTACTCCACGCATATTTGGAACATGGGTATATTCCGTCATCCTCTTTATGATACCGTGTGTTCCCTTTATAAACATACCCGGTTGAAATATATACTAATTGAGATGGGGAGTCGTTTATTTGCAATGCCTCCACAACATTTCCTATTCCTTGAATGTTAGTTCTAAGCGCATGGTAACTATCTAGCTCAATGACCGTTTGATTCTTTTCCCCTACTAAACATACAATTTTATCATATCTTTTCTGAACATAAGGAATAATGGTTTTAATGTTGCATACATCTAGTTCTTTATGAGACGGTGAATCCACAGAAATAACAGATTCTAATGCCTTTAGTTGTTTGCGTACCTCAGTACCAAGTAACCCAGAACCTCCTATAAGAAGCAATTTCATAGAGCATCCATAATTGCTTGTTTTACCACTTCACGTTCATATAGAACATCCTCTTCGGTAAGACCATGCCAACAGCCTATCCAAAACATATGCTCTGTAATGTAATTTGACATATCCAAGTTCCCCACAATTCGATATTTATATTCTGGTTGCCATGCTGGTTGTCTCAAGATATTTCCAGAGAACAGAAGTCTGGTAGCAACTCCTAGAGAATTTAATTTCACTATCAGTTTCTTGCGATCTACATGTTTGGGTAACGTAATGGGGTATCCAAACCAAGAAGGAATTGTACCAGAATTAGGATATGCCTCATAATCAGTGTATACTCCGTCATACAATCTATAAGGGAATGCCCAGGGGTGCAACTCTTCATGCAATGTATCAAAATTACGAATGCGCCTATCGGTGTACTCGTCAATACGCTTTAATTGGGAGTATAGCAAAGCCGCTTGTGGACTAGCCATTTTAAGGTTAAATCCTAAATGGGAATACACATATTTATGATCATATCCTTCAGAAAGAGTACCAAATTGCCCGTCAAAACGACGCCCACATTTATTATCAGTTCCGGGGTCACAAAAACATGCCTTGCCCCAACCCAGTAGGGACTGCACTATCTTAGCAATAAGGGGGTCAGAGGTAAGAACGGCCCCACCCTCCCCTGCGGTAATATGGTGAGCAGGGTAAAAGGAATTTGTCACTACATCTGCATATTTTTTATTTGTTACTTTGACATCTTTATAAAGGGAACCCAAAGCATCACAGCAATCACTGATAAGGAATAGGCCGTGTTTAGTACAGAATTCTTGCACGGCATCAATATCATAAGGGATACCTAGAGTATGTGCAATAAATACACCCTTTGTCTTAGGGCTATACGCCTTTTCAAGCATACCCACATCAATGTTATACCATTCATTAATATCTATAAACACCGGAACACATCCAGCAAGAATGATAGGGGTAATGGTAGTAGGGAACGCAGTAGCCACTGTAATTATCTCGTCCCCTGGTTGAATTCTCCATTTATCATGCATCAAAGGGGAAGTAAACGCCATAAATGCTAAGAGATTGGCTGAGGAACCAGAGTTTACAAGGAAGGCATAATCCTGCTCCTCGTATACAGCTAAGGCTCTTTCTGCAAATTTATTGTACTTGCCATAGCTAACTTCTCCATTAGTAATGGCCTGGATCATAGTCAGCTTATCAACATCCGTTAAATCCATTCCAGTTACTTGAATGTTCCTCATAGCTTCCTCCTAAATAAATGGCGTCTCAAAATCGCAGAATCGGGGTAGCTTTGCATCCTTGGCAGAAGTCTGTACTCCACTAGGCAATGCTATCAGACAAGAATCCCACTTAATTCCTCCATAAAGCTCGGGATGAAACTCCTCATCCATAAAGTAAATGATTGTGCTATCCTTATAAGCGTAGTATCCATGAGCACATCCATCAGGGATATGGGCTATGTAGGAACAACCCCCATCCAAGAAAAAAGTCATAACTTCCCCATAAGTAGGGGAACTTTTACGAAGATCAACAATGATGTCCTCTACAAGCCCCTCTACACAACATACTATCTTATTTTGGGCATAGGGGGGCATTTGGAAATGTAGCCCTCGTAAGAAGCCTTCATGGGTATTGGATACATATGTTTCCTTAATGGGGAAATCTGTTTCGTTAGTTATTATAGGGGCAAAAATTCCCCGCTCATCATCAAACTTATCTATTTCCTGTACCCATACACCAGGGATACGAAGTGCTATTTTATCCATTTATCGTCCTTCTCCCTTTGCATCCTTCCAATGAATCACAGAATTAATATGGTATGTAAAAAATAACCAACTAAAATCGATCTGAAAATAATCAGGTATGCAAAAAATCCTAATAGTAGGTATGGGCCAAAAACAAAACCCCCCTTGTCTATACACAGTGACATGTTTATGAAAATGTAATTTCATTTATTCCTCCATTACTGTGACTTTTGACACTTCCCACTTTCCCTCTTTCTGTAACTTCACATCAAACACTCTACCGCTCTGTTCCACAAGTTCCGGTATATGTGTACTCATTATAATTTGAATTCCTAATTTTGTACTAAGTTCAAATAAGATTTCACCAGCCCTATCCTGTAAGTTACGGCTCAAATTTTTACAAGGTTCATCTAGTACAAGAGTATTGGCGGTGTTACTTAAAGCCCATGAAGCCACCCTAAGCCCCAGAGAAGCGAGGTCAACCACGCCTCCACCCCCCGACTCAAGCAAATCATCAATCTCATGCCCATTCTTGTAGAACTTCAAGGCGCACTCAGTCTTACCACGCTTAATCTCAAACTCCACCTTGAAATCATACTCATCAGGGAAACAGGTATCAATACAGGTCTTTACAATGTCCTCTATCTGGAATTTGAGTTGTTCCTGGGTTTCCTTGGCTACTTTCTGCACCAATGCCTGTACAATTTCAATGGTCTTTTGGCGCTCGATGAGATAGTCTATTTTCTTGAGATAGGCGTCCTTTTGAGATTGTAGGGCATCCCGTCTGCCTATGGATTGGTCTAGGAGGGATTTATAGTTTAACATTTATGCCTTCGGAGAAATAGGTAAAGGCATCCAATGAGACGGTTGCCCATATAATCCACAATCGCCGTCATCAGAAAAAATGTCGTCACTTCCATCGCCCCATCTTGGTTTGTATTTACCCAATATTACCCAATCTGATGTGGCAATGAGCACAATCTCTCCTGCTTCCGGCAATTTATCTTTTACACTTATCCAATCGTTCATATAGCGGCCCAATTCGTCAGCCCCTTCAACTCATCATACCACCCGTCTATCTTGACGTTACTAGCATCATACTCACTCTGCAACACCTCAAGCTGTTCCTGTGCCTCTTCAATGGAATTGATGCTATACTGCTTTTTCCAGGTATCTAGGATATTCTCGATAGCCCCATTAGCTTTAGCCCGCTTCTCCTTGAGAATGTCAATCTTCTTCTTGATTTGCTCAAACTCTTGGGTATCCATTAAAGTCCCCCCTTAATCAAGGATACAAACCATTTGATAGCCAGTAAAGCCGCACTGCCCGTTGCAAAAAGTCCTGCAATAGCAAGAAACCCCCACATAAACAAACCTACCACTACAGCAACAGGATCAGGTTTCTTGACAGGAATCTGGTTATTCTCCATTCTTTATCTCCTCTATAAAATTGAGTGCATTTTGATCCAACCCACTACTTTCTACAGCCTTGGCAAAATTGTCTTCAAATGACAGACTTACTTTTCCGTCTTTCGGTATAGCCTCCATAAAAGCCGCTATCCGCTCATCCCGCTCATGCTGTTCAGTGATATGGTCATTAGTAAGCATAGACCTGTCAAACGGAACCAGAATCCATTCAACATCCTCGGCTTCAGTATCAATATAATACACCCCCGGCTCATAGTCAAGCATATCCGCTACTTGGGGAATTGGGGTGCCAGGATTGATGACAAACCTATCATCCTCATTCACTAAGAAATGATGGTGATTATCCCCAAGTAGAATCCACTTAGCATCTCTATACTTCATCATAAGATGTTGTGCCGAAGTAGCCTTGCCGTAGAAAGGAATTTCTTCCTCTGAAGGAAATGTCAAAGTATGGCAAAGTAATACATCCTCTGTTAGATAGGTGGAATGCTCGAACCGCCCATCCTCATTCGCTTCATCACACATATGCACCACAAGATTGGGGGTGTGAAGTTTGGCTATTGAGGCCAGAACACCAATAGAAGATTCATTGATGTTCTTCATTTGGTGATAGGGTAGGGTATGATTGGCGGGGATAGTATGAACCATGCCATTACAACGGGCTACAAACTCAAGGTAAAGGCTTTTAATCTCATCGGGGACACGGGGAGTATTGAAGTTATCCCCGGTATCAATAATGTTGGCATGTCGGGCATTGGCTAGATCGGCTATAAAGAACAGAACATCTCTTTGAGTCTGCATCCAATCTAGGTCTAGGCGGGCTAGGGGACGGTCGTTCCTGAGATGTGCGTCACCGAATAAAATATACTTACTCATAGTACCTTCGGGGGAGCAGGAAGTGGCATCCAATAATCATCTTCAATCACTAAAGGGGAGTTATCAAGATCATCACGATCCCAAAAATACCCCACTTCATCACCTTGATTCAGATAATAAATCTCGTTCTGTACTACACCATTAGAGTACAATAACACCTTTTGACCTAATCGAGGCCATTTATCTTTTATGCTAATCCATTCATTCATACTGCCTCCAATGGGGCATTACAAAGCGGGCACATCTTCGGCAACTGACCTTGTAATTCCTCGCATTCCCGTTCGGACATATCCGCCATATTCTTATTGATTTTATACTGATCGGTAATACTTGTCAAGGAAAATATCTTATCCATCAGCCCCTTATTTTCCGCCCCCAACATCCCGATCTTATTCACCAACTTTTCCGCCATAGGCAACATATCAGTATTACTTACCAGTTCATTTTGCGTCTTATAATCGGCGATAAATTGCACTAAAGAGCTAATTTTAGACTCTAAAGTTGCGTTTTGATGCAATAATGGATTGATGCCAAACACCAGTTGTTCAGACGCTTCAATGAACTCATACTTTTTTACTATGGATTCATTTATCCCATAAGTATCACCCATATTAGAGATATTGGTGATTTTCTGTTTCAAATCGTCCACACTTAGCTGTAACTGTAGACAGTTTGTAGACAGTTCCTCTGCCTTATCAATTACAGCCGTCTGTTCTAATATCTTCTGTTGCCGCTCCCATAATTCCAGGGATTCCTTCAATTCCCCCACAATAAATTCGGTTTCTCCGTTTTTCTTCTCAAGTTCTTCTATTTTCTTGAGTAGTTTCTGTGCCATAGGTATCCAGTCAAACTTCTTCAAATCCTCGTCTACACGTTCTAGGTTCTCTCGTACTAGCTTTAGTTCAGCATTAGTAGACCGGCGCTTGGATTCAATAGCGGACTGATATTTGTCTATGGCGTCAAAATGGGCGATCTTGTTGAAGAATTTACCCACTTCACCGGCACTGTCAGTAAGAAGGAACGGTGCCCCGAACTGTTTCTGTAGGTTAGTTTCAGAGAAGTTCAGGGCTTCGGCTACCTCGGGGGGAACGGAACGATTAAGGGCATCCAGTTGCTTACCGTTAATGATGTAGCAATTTCGTTCGGCATCCCGTACACGCTCTATGACTGTGCCATTATCGAGGGTGAGCTTTACTGAAGTGGGGGCAATCTGCTTGCCTTTTTCGTTCCAACACCAAAAACTTACGAAACCATCCCCAGCAGGCTTGCTGTTGATAATCCAGTCTAATGCACGTAATCCAGCACTTTTTCCAGAATTAGAACTACCAGTTAAGGCATTCACTCCCTTGTAGAAAAGGAAAACAGAATCCTTATGGCTTTGATAGTTACTTATCTCAAGTTTTTGTAGCATTATTTACTCCCTATACTATCCATCCAAGCCCTATTACTTAGATACCATTTTACCGTTGCTCGAAGTCCCTCATCAAAAGTAACACTCTGCTTCCAACCAAGTTCAGTCTTAATACGAGAACAATCAATAGCGTAGCGCCTATCATGTCCCGGCCTATCCTTAACATACCTTATAAGAGAGCGAATCGAATCAATCGGTTTACCTGTCTCCTCGGCTACAATTTCAATTAGGCGATTAAGTAATGTAAGGTTTTCCCATTCAGTCTCGCCCCCAATATTGTAACTTCGTCCTGCTTCACCCTTTTGCATGATTTCCCACACAGCCGCATTGTGATCCTCTACATAAATCCAATCCCGAATATTCTTACCATCACCATACACAGGCAAGCTTTTCCCCTTAACCATATTAAGGATCATAAGGGGGATAAGCTTCTCGGGGAACTGGTAAGGGCCATAATTATTGGAACAATTGGAAAGGGTAACTGGAAGTCCATAAGTGTGAAAATAGGCTCTTATAAGATGGTCACTTGACGCTTTGCTTGCAGAATAGGGTGAGCGCGGATCGTAGGGTGTATCCTCAGTAAAAAAACCAGAGTCCCCCAATGAGCCAAAAACCTCGTCGGTGCTTACATGATGGAAAAGAACATCCTTTCTTCCATTCCATGCCTTGTAAGCAACATCAAGGAGGGTGTAGGTTCCCATTACATTAGTTTTTATAAAGGCTTCCGGCCCAAGAATAGATCGATCCACATGGCTCTCTGCCGCAAAATGTAAGACTGCATCGGGCTTATATTTTACAAAAACTGCTTCAATAGTCTGTCTATTGGTAATATCCCCCTTTTCAAAAAAATAGTGAGTGCCGCCATGCATCTTTTCAATATCCACGAGATTTTCAGGATTGCCTGCATAGGTAAGGGCATCCAGATTTACTACCCGTCCCCCAAACCCCGCTTTTCCAAACAAATAGTGAATGAAGTTCGTGCCAATAAAACCAGCACCACCAGTGACAAGTATTGTAGAAAATTTCCTGTTCATATTACGGGTGCTCCATCATTCGCAATCCTAAAGAGGTAATCCCCATATGTGGATTTCTTGAGTCCTTCCGCCAGTTTAAGGAATTGCACCTTATTGATAAAACCCATGCTGTAAGCGATTTCTTCGATACAAGCCACTTTTAGCCCCTGCCTATCTTGAATAGTCTTGATATAGGATGTTGCATCAGCCAGGGAATCATGCGTCCCGGTATCCAACCAAGCATACCCCCGGCCCATCAGCTTCATAGAAAGTTTCCTTAGCCGCAAGTATTCATTGTTGACATCGGTAATCTCGTACTCTCCGCGAGGAGATGGCTTGATGTTTTTTGCAATCGAAATTACATCGTTGTCATAAAAATACAACCCTACAACGGCATAATTGGATTTAGGATGGGTGGGCTTTTCCTCAATAGAAAGCACCCGCCCATCATAGGGACTAAACTCAGCCACACCATATCGCTCGGGTTCGTTGACATAGTATCCGAATATAGTAGCGCCGTCCTTCTGGTCTACTGCCGCTTTCAGTAGCCGTGAGAGTCCCTGCCCGTGAAAGATGTTGTCGCCCAAAACTAAGCATACGCTATCTTTGCCTATAAATTCCTCGCCAAGAACAAAAGCCTGCGCAAGTCCGTTAGGAACATCCTGCACTTTGTATTCAATACGCATTCCTAGCTGGTGCCCATCCCCCAAAAGATTCCTAAATAAGGAAGTCGATTCTGGCGTGGAAATAATAAGCACTTCGCTTATGCCCGCCAGCATAAGCACTGACAATGGGTAATAAATCATCGGCTTATCAAATACTGGCAACAGTTGCTTACAGACGATTTGGGTGACGGGGAATAATCTAGTTCCCGCGCCACCAGCTAGAATAATCCCCTTCATCAATTACCTCCCGCAACACTTCTTGAATTTAATTCCGCTACCACAGGGGCAATCGGAATTCACTTCAGGCTTAATCTCTCCTCTAAGTATCTGCTTCTTAATATCCGCCTTGTTAAATACATCCTTCCATTGCTCCCCCACACCTTCCCAAGTCCAAACCCGCTCATAAGCCAGTTCAGCCTTGGCCCTAGCCTCATCATAGTGATCCTTAATGTACTGTAATTTTTCCGCCATGTCCAGTACGTCAGTCACAGGGCGAAGGATATTATTATCAGGCATCCCGAGGCACATCCAGTCATTGATGGTCTCACCCGACTTGCACATATAACCATACTCTTCATTTTGCCCAACAATCTCAGGAATAGCCGTATTGTTGGGGAACAGGATAGGCTTCTTAACAGCCATCGCTTCAACGGTACTCAGCCCGAATCCCTCACCAATAGTAGTGGAAATAACCAGATCGCAGGCATTATAGAGCTGGTTCACTATCTGGATAGGATACCCCTGGTTAGCATTAAATCCGCTACTCGGGCAGGCCCAATCCTCATCATACTTCAGTCCATAATGCTCTGCAATCTCGACGATATTCCCGCCTACATCATTAGCCTGTGCATTGATAAACAGGAAAGTATCGGGGTTAGCCTTGTGAAACAGGCCAAATGCGGCAAACGTGCGGTGCAAATCCTTACGAGGCTGGTTTCGGTTCACGTTCAGTACAATAAACTTATCCTTGTGCTTGGAAAAGAAGGTTTTCCGGAATTCCGCTACAGTCTCTTTAGGGAGCGGAAAGAAGGTGGCCTTATCCACGCCATGATAGATGATAGGCATCTTATCAAGGCCGGGAACGTACTTCAGGCACTCTTTCTTGGCAAATTCCGTATAGGCAACAGGGAAATCCACCAGAGCCACCACATTCTCAATCCACGACTTCTTAGGCTCACCGTCAATAGGAAAATAGAAAATGATGGGGAACTTCTTTTCCTTGGGCAACTTATCACGGCATTCAAGTAGTGTGGGGAGGAAGGTTTCCACGATAAAGGTGTCCTGAAGCATAAATACCAAGTCAAAATCACCCGTCCTGGCAAAGTCGATGAATTTCTGTCTGCCGTAAACATCCTCATAGACCTTATTCATGGACAGAGGGGAAACGGCAGGGTGGATGGCATAAGGGTATTTCTGCTGGTCGTAGGGAGAGCCATCGTGATTGATGCCGATACAGGTGAAATTGTACTTGCCTGTGGCATAGAGAACCCTAAGAAGATTCTTCATTACCTGTGCGAACCCAGTCCCCACGGTCGCGCTGTCCCCGTAGACTAAAACTGAAAGTTTATCAGACATTTATCCCCCCATTTTTCGTTTCAAACGCAACATATTGATATATATATTCGGCATACATTTCCAGGGCATCCTTTAGGTATTGTCGTTTGTCTTCATCAGACATACCCATCGGAATAGACAGCAGAATCTCTATGCTGTTATTAAGCAAATCTTCTTGTTTCATTTCCTCTCCTTTATAATCTTCTTAAAAGCATCCCAAGACAACATGACAATAATCTCAGGTATGGATTTTCGCTTATGACAGATTAGCCAGTCAGTTCCGGGGACGACGTTTGCCACTACCTGTTCATAAGTATCAGTTAAATTGAGACTTTCAGAGCATTTACACTCAATACTAAAGGGGAACTCTGCAAGGGCATTACCTCGTAAAATGATATCGTTTCCGTGCTGCCCCATAGGTCTGGACGAAATGGAGGCATTATCATCATCTTGTGACCAATAACATCCAATAAGTTCGGACAAATCCTTACAAATCTGGTATTGCAGTCCTCTCCCCTTCCCTTTCCTTGATGAAATCTTAATAGTCTTAGCATTATTTTTACATTTCCTAATAATCCCCTGTAGCTGCTTAGATACTCCTGGGGAATCCTCATGCTCATTTACATACATTTCACCTATTTGAGCAATAAGGGATAAATCAGACGTATCAAACTTGACGGTACGAGATGCCATTAAATCAAATCCAGTTTAGTGTCTATAGCAGTCAGATATGCTATAATATCGTCTGCATTATCCTGAGTCCGTACACTAAACCCCACATCGGCTCGTAGTCCGCCTATCATACCAGATATAAGTCCTCGCACATTTAGTATACCTCGCTCCATCTGCTCAATATCTTCTTCCAAATCAGATTCCATATTTACTAGCCCTCTCAATCTTTATAGAATCCTCAATCTCCTCCCACTTAGCAATAACTCGCTTCTCAAGTTCCGCTTGAAGATGGTTAGTCTCAATATACTTGACAAGGTTATCACGGGAAAGCTCTTCCTCGTCCCACTTGAGTGCCCCGGCACCCTTAGTAAGCTCACCAGTCTTATCTGACCTAATTTCATAAAGAAAGTCAATGTTGGAACCGATATTATCCACACCATACTCAGTGAAATAGGAAAATACACATATCCTATTTGGGCGGGGAGTCTTGGATTTAGTTATCTTGCACTGAACTGCCGCACCAATCATCCTATTCTTAACTTCAGTCTTTTCTAGGGTTTTCAACCAAGCAATAGTATGGCATCCATGATCGAGCGCCCTGCCCCCGGAACGAACATACTTTGCTCCGTAAAGCCCTGCACCTACATTATCCCTAACCTGAGATAGAATAACAATAAGGATATTCTTCTTATTTATCTCAGCAGTTAGGGTTCGGAAGAACTCAGTAGAAAGGAATTTCGGAGATTGCATCCCAAATGTGCCCTCCTCGAAATCCCGGCCAGCTTCAAACGCCTTTTGCCTCTTCTCCACCCTCTCAGTAAGATCATCGTTTCCTAGCCCATCAAGAGAATCAAGAATATACAGCCCCACTTCATCACTTTTTAGTGAACGTACAAACTTGCGGACATTGCAAGACCACTCCTCTACAGTAGTAGACTGAATAGATTCCCCTTCATCAAGAGAAAATCCATATCGGCTAGTCATGTCAAACGTATTGCCTGATTCAGCGTCATCAAATACAAACCTAAACTTGTCCTTGTATTTGTATTTATTAGCCGCAATCATATCCATAGCAAGAAGGGTTTTACCACTAGAAGGCGCACCAGGGATGTTAATGATATCCCCTGAAGCAATACCCAATGCCCCTTTACTTCCACCGAAAGCTAAGTCAAGCAAAGTACATCCCGTAGTAAAATACATCATTTCATTTGCGGTTGGCGTCTCATCCGCCGTTTTCTTAGGTCGTCCCATTATAACCTCCTCAATAGATTTATAAGCAGAATCATTCACAGGTAATTTTCCTTGTAACATACCGACTATCATTTGGGGAAGTTAGAGCCTCATAAATTTCTCTTCCCTTTTTAAGTCTCATCCAAGTTCGTGCATACCCTACCTTATACTCCCTACACCATTCTGATAAACATTTAGTTTCCCCATCTATAGTATAATAAAGAGTGTCTGTTCTATTACATTCTTGAGCCTGTACAGTTACCCAAGTACAATTTTCGGGGCAATAATTCCCCTCTACGTTTATTCGCTCTATTGTTAGGGTTTCTTCATATCCGTGAGAAATCGCCCATTCATAAAATATAGAAAAATCATTCTTCCACTCATCACAGATGGTAATACCCCGTTCTCCATAATTCTTATATCGGGGGATATTTTTATTATAGCACCTAGTTTTCATATTAGTCCATATTCCGTAAAGTCTTGTATTTATTTGGCCGTGTTTTGTGTGATGCAAAATGAATTGTTCTGTAGTGTGGCAACCACAAGAAGTAACATGCCCTTTTCTAAGATTATCTAATGCAACTGTCTTTGTACCCCCACATTCACAAACAACTTCGCATATAATTCTAGTTTTTCCTCCTCTAACTTCTCTATGAGAATTTTTAATCGTTAAAAATCCGTATTTTAGATTTGTTAATGTATCCAGATCAACTAATACACCATAACTCATTAGTCCTCCAAAAGCCGAGGCACCTATTACAGGCACCTCGGCATTATTTATCAACCCGCTACGCCACAAGCCTTATATGCAGGGCACGTATCCTTCTTGCATTCAGGATGATCACCCCATTCTACACCAAACTTGTGCCCGCTAGGACAGGGGTTAGCCCCTTCCGCCTTTGCAGCCTCCTTCGCCTTTCGCCGTGCCTCAAGCGCCGAATCTTCAGCGGCATTCGTAAATTCCCCCTCGTTCTTAGCATCCGCACTAGGCTCGTCAGGCTCGGGATCAGCACCGCTCTCCTCCTCGTCAGTTCCATTCATAATCATCATAATCTCGTCATAGGTATGCAGAGTAAGAAGCTCATCAAAGGACACAGCCTTATCAATGAAGGGCTTCACATCTATCCGACGCTCAATAAACTCAAAATCCTTGAACTTGGTGTAGTTAAACCCCCCGCCGTTAGTCTTTTCCCCAAAACACTTTACTAACCTTCCCGTTGCATTATCTACATCTGCAAAATGTACTGACTGCCCATTCGTGCCTTTTCGTTGTGCCGCTCCAATCAGTTCCTTCTCAAAGCAAGCATGGGAGACATCAAATACCTTTAGACCATCTTCAGGATCAGTCATATCCAGTACATTATAGAACATCCTACGTTGTGCCTTAAAGGGATTCTTTGCCTTGGGATTGTCAGCAGGGGGAGTCCACTTATCCGCTATTTCACATAGAGGACATGCCTTCCCATAATTCATAGCGGGACATACCAGACTCTCCTCTCCTGGCCCCACTTTATAATGTGTCCAGATATCCAAGCTGTATGCAAGCTCCCCAATATTTCGCTTTCCCTTAAATACCCAGGGGTGAATCTTGTTTTTAATTCGATAAGGCACAAATACTAGCTTATTAGGGGTATCATCCCCCTCTTTCGCCTTATAAAACTTCGGAACCCCACTTTTACTCTGGCTCCAATCACAAACACCCTTGTTTATACCACCACGGGTACTGTAGCTGATGTCATAAGAATTACCAAGATCATAGTTCTCTGCCATTACTCACTCCTCCTATTAAGACTATCATTCATCTCATCCGCTGCATAATCCCCACCAGTCTGCTTGGTATCGTAGTACCTTCGGGTGTACAATTCCACCAGATTATCCACCCCACTCTTTCTATGATCCAAATCCTTCATTGCACTATCTAATGTGTATTTCTTAGCACAAGCCTGTACATATTTGTCCCGTGCATCCTGTACTTCAGGATCAACCACCACCATTGCCTTTACATTCTCCGCAGTAGGCTTAATATTGTCAATAGGGTTGTTACTATAAAACAGGGTCTTCCTTGCCTTGGTTAGATCAAGTATAGCTTCCAGTTTATCCACTTCATTCAATATTTCTGCATGTCTTTCTCCCCAAGTATTCCTAAGCTCGCCGGAAATCTCATTCTCCCCATCGAGCTTAAACCGATTAACCTTGATATCCTGACTAAAATCCTCACCTATTGTTCTCACTCATTTGCCTCCATATTTTCTGACAGCATAGCTAGAAACTTTTCCCTATTCTTAGGAATCTGATACCCGAACCCTCTAAGCCCTTCCGCCACCTTTTCAATAACATCCATCCAAGTCTCTCCGTCACAATTCTTAGTGACGGCTTCCCCATCCTCATCAATCATATGTATAATCATTCATCCTCCTCATTCATATCAAGCTCATAATCCTCATATTCATCATAAGGCTCATCCTCACATGAATCCTCATCCCATTCCTTCTTTACCTCCTCTGGATCACGGCAATCAGGGCAAATGCCATTCTGCACATCCCATCCCATTTCAGCTAGGGCTTCCTCTATGGCATCTTCGGGATGTTGCTCATCTGAACCGTCAAATGAAATAGTGCGTAAAACATGGCATTTATTGCAGTAAAGGGATGCCATGCCGTCATAAGTGTAACTGTCTACTTTCATGCCTTCTCCTTTGTTATAAGTTCTTTAGCATAAGGCAATGTCTCAATCCAGGCACAGAACTCCCTCCAATGGGGCAGTCTATGGTTTCGTCTAGCAAAATACATTCGTCGTAGGGTTTGATAGTTAGTCATAAAATACCGTGTCTGCATGAACCCTTCTTTGATCTCATTTTTATAATTGAGAAAATCATCCTCCGATTCAAACTTAGGGGCAGAGTGCATAGTAGATTCTGAGCCTAGTTGCTCATTGCCTACACGATAAGTACAGAACTCTTGCCAGAAATAGCGTGGGGCTGTAAGAGAATAATAGACTTGCAATCCTCGTAGGGATTTCGCTTCGTCATCGCCATGCAGGACTAACTTGGATAGCAGAATCATATCTTCACTAAAAGAATATGTCTTATTCTGTTTATGGGATAGCCTTGAAGCACAAGCACAGAAATGAACGTCCTCTCCTGATGGATATTTATAAAGCTCTATTTCAATATACATCCTATCTCCTAATCAATCAAATCATCAAAATTAGTCCAGCCCTTCTCAATACATAGCAGGGCCAGATATCCCATAAGGTCAGACACATCATTCTTCCTAATCTCCTCCCCATGCTTCACCCGCTTTAGCTTATCATCTAGTCGTACAAGGATGCCATTAAGGGATTCACTGTTCTCTGTCTTAATATGCTTGCAAAATACGCCGAGGGGTTCTAGCGCGGCATTGCCATAGCGTTTGTTCTTCTCTACGACAAGATTGGATTGAGAAGCATAAATAGCGGCAATTTTATACGGGACCGTGTTTTCTTGTATCAGCGCAAATAGTGCCTTATTTGATTTAGATGCCATTATTCATCCTTCCTTGGGTATCGCCTATCTATATATTCAATCATAGCCAGACTAACTGCATTAAGTTGCACCAGTTCTTCCCGTTGCTTAATAGGATCATCCTCAGCAAATACCTCACAGAACTCTTCCCACAGGATATCATACCACGTAATGCTTCCCGAAAGCTCGGCTAGGGCATAATTAGTCTTAGCCCCATGCTCCTCGTTCTTAAACTTTCTGGTAAAATCCCGGCTGGATGGCTTAATAGGCCAATTTTGCTCATTATGAATTAAATCCTGCCGTCCTCGCTCCTCTACAATCTCACATAGAATCTCTGTCTGCTTGCTCACTATTACTCCTTTTACGTATTGTACTATTACTTTGAAATACTGTCAAGCGGGAAGTTTAGTCTTGCCTTGCCGCCTCTAAGTTCTATGTTTTTAGTATCGAATGCTTTCGCGGCCTCAATTTCTGAATCAAAATTTCCTATATGCGTGCATTTATAATCATATGTGATTTGGGCAACCCATTTTCCTTCTCTTCTACGCACACCCCTATATACTGACGTTTTTTGTAAATTGCCTTTAAGAAGTTCTTCTTCCAGATTGATATTTTTGTATATTTCTTTTGGAAGGTTTAATAAGGCAAACTCTTTGAAATAGTGTAATGCGGCAATATCGTATATACGAATCGCGTCTTCTTTTGAAGAAAAACGCCCTAAATATACGGTTTTTTGATTAAATTTTATTCGCGCTCCCCACTTATTAACAGATTCTACATAAAAAATTCCCTTATAGCCCGTAGAATTGGTTGTTCTATTAATTTTACTATTCATAGCATTTTGTGATTTTGTGCATTTTCTCAAATTTTGTTTTCTACAATCTAAAGTATCCCCATTGCAATGATCCACTAAATATCCGTCTTTATAAGAACACCCCATCAAAAACCTATGTAAAAATGCGCTATGTCCATTCATAATACGTGCAGTCGATGTAAAATATGGATGCCCTGATGTCTTATAACTGCATTTATGTAATCTCCATTTATAAGCTTCTACTTTTATAATATCTTCTTCGTCTAATAAAACATCAAATCCTTCTATATTCATTATACCCCCTGCAACTGGCCGCACTCAACCATATTTCCCCAATTGCCATTAATTTCCGACCGCTCTTTTTCTATTACCAAGGGTACTATGATCCATTCAAACCGCTCCCTCGTTTTTTGAGTACCCCAATACCAAACTAAATAATCTAACATATCTTCTTCGGTAGGGCTTACGTCATGTACTGTAGCATCGTATATCTGAGTAATTTGATAAGTATCCTTAAACTTTTTAGGGTTTTCTAGCACCTTTCGTACTTGATTCATATACCATTGTAAAATATGGTATGCGGCTCCCTGCACAGGTGTATTAAAGCTATTATTGCGAGACATCATACCATAAGCCCTAAAGCCGGTCAATAGGTCTACATAACCGTGTTTCAAATAGAACTTGTATTGTTCTTGTCTCCAATCGCGGTACACAGGGAATACATTATTCCACATATCATCGTCCACGCTTTCTATATGCCGCTGAAAATCCTTAAACGATTTCATACCTTTACTGGCCAAATAAGTTAGTAGATCATGTTTTTTCGCCACTTCCCATAGATCAACGGAAGTCTGCTTCCAAAAAGAGCCATAAAAACTGGAAAATGTGTACGCTGATTTAATATCTTGTCTAACTGCTTTTGCATTTTCTTTAGAGCCTCTAAGCAAAATAAGCTCATCCCAAGTTATGTCGAAGCATTTTTCAGTAAAGTATCTGTGCATATCACTAGATGGATCAGTAATGTATTTAATCATATTAGGATCACGATGGTAGCAACACCCTACTGCCACTTCCATAGCTTTATAGTCGTACTCCACAATCCTATGCCCATCCCTCGGAATAAGCGCACTACGAATGATTTTTTTAGCAAATTCCTCCCGCTTGAATATATTCAATAGGTTCGGACTGTCCCCTGAAGGTCTGAAGGTGTCCACCCGATTCAAATTAAATGACGCATGGACAAAATCACCAGACCGTTCCCTGTCATATTCCTCTAATTTGGTCAGTACAGTTGACAGATGCCGTTTATGGAGCAAATCCTTGACTAGAGATACATCATACAATGGCAATGCTTCCTTGTCCACTGAGGGCTTCTTTATGCCAGACTTCCCTCCTGCCGTGAACCGTAATGGCTTTATCTTTACTATATCGAACAATAGATGAGATAGTTGAGTAGAGGAGTCATAATTAAACGGCTCTTCCCTATCCCACAACTTTGCTTCAGGGGAATCCATGATCTTCTGGTGGGCTTCCTGTATAGCATCTGTAAGCATCAACCTATTGCTATTCAACTGCTTCTCACTGATTCTGAACCCATTGTAGGTGCAATGAGCAAAGGTTTCAGCGGATTCATGAAACAGGTCTATCCCCGGCTTCTGGAATGGCAGATAACTGGCATTTTGCATCTCATAGAGCTTGTAGCAATAGAAAGAGTCAAGCCCATTGTAATGTAACACATCCTCTATAGGCGCTTTATCTATCTGATTTATAGCATTCGCACCATACTTCTTCTCATCTTCCTTAGACGCCTTTAAGTATTCATCCACTGACTCATCATAAATGACACCAAACTTAGTATACACAAGGAACTTCTGTGAAGTGGGTTTTTGATTGTCTAATATGTGGGCAACATTCATCGTATCCCATAATAGACTCTTAGGCCACATTCCTTCAGTATTTCCTACTCCTCCCCGCATCTTCTCCCAAATAAATTCATATTGGGCATTGTGGATTATTTTACCTACATTAGATTGGGTTAGCTTATTCCATGCAATTCTGAATTCTTCGTCGTTGAAGAATGGGAAGGCAAGGGTATGGAGTCCATTGCATATAGCTGCTGTATATATCCTATGGCCTTCAACGTAGGGCTTGAGTCCTGTTGCCTCGAAGTCGTAAGACATTTTCTCCCAAGTGAGCGCATCATGTAGCCATTCAATTGCTTGCTCCTTATCTGTGGTTGTGAATACATCCCCGTCATAGTCATAAGTGTAAAATGGTTTAGTAATACATTCAAATGCATTCTGTAGATGTTCCTTCCACATTTTAAGTACAGAAGGGTCTTTTTCGTAGAGGCACTTGCTAAAGTTGCCGTCATCATAGGCTTTCTTACTGAATAGATAAGATACAGGCCAAACGGGGCATACCCACCGCTTTATTTCCTGATCGGGAATAGTCTCCCCCACAAAGGCACTAAAAGAAGTCCCCGTAATCCGCCCGGTAAGTCTCGGCCCAATGAGTGAATCAAATGCAAATTCCCCCATCAGAATAATGGATTTAGGCTGTAATTTATCAATAAGTGACAATAGCCGTGATCTACATAGATTCACGTTCTTAGTAGAAGGCTCTTTAGTAACGGGTCTGCAATTAACAGCCGTAGTATACCAACAATCCTTCTCAAAACTAATCCCCAATGACTCTAGTTGATCTATGAGGAAGTACATTTCCTTGTCCCGGCCATAGACCCCTACCCTATCCTCCTCTTTATAAGGGTAGGAGCCTACAATCAGAACCTTTTTGTTGCCATCACCAAATAGGCGAAGTTTGGGAGAAGCACAAGTTTCATAGAGCTTGCACACATCACAATTATTTTTGGGGGTGGTTGAAGCTTGAACCCCCTTCTCCCTAACTTCCTTGAAATTACAAAATGACATGTTAATCCTTTGTTGCCATGTATTTCTCAAACCAAAATACAACTTCTTGTCCGGTTACTCGAATCTGCCCAAATGCTTCTGCTAATCTAAATGGCCTCGAATTATTTCTTAAAACATCAACTTGTTTGTCAATTTCATGCCTAAACTCTTCAACAGTATAAGTAGCCTTTCTAATGTTACATCGAGGACAGGCGGGGTATAGATTTTCTTTAGCGTCCTTGCCTCCCCGATATTTGGGGTCTATATGATCTGCATGAAATCGTTTATCTAACTTTCCACCACAATATGCACATTTTCCATCGAACATCTTCCAAAGAAGAATTCTATTTTTATTCATCTTTTGCCTGAATTATGTGCCAAATCATCAAGCCATTTACCACGTTCTTCATCTGTCATTAAAGCTACTTTATCTCGTTCCAATACATTATGATCTAGCCAATCCCATAGATCATTCAGTGCAGATTTTACTTCCCCCCAATTTTCATCTGTAACAGCTTCTTCTAATTTATTTGCAACATCTCTTATATTTATTTTATTCATCATCTTCTACCGCCCCAAATCCTTCGCAAAAATCACACATACGTTGTTCTAAAATAGGAGTACCATCAGTTTCATATCCTGTTTGCTCTATAAAATATCCGTCTCCTTCACAGTCAGGACACGGTATCCATTTTATTTCTCTCATTTCTTCTCCTCCTTAAACTCTTCCATCCCTACCACTTGTTTCCCTAACTGACTATCCAAATAAAATCGTCCAATACTCAAGTTCTGCAATATCACCGCTTGGTCAAAACTATCAACCTCGTCCCGTGCCGCCAGGGTATCCAGCCTCATCACCCCCGCCGCCTTTTCCTTCTTATTCTGGTTCAAGGCAACCAAGATACTAGCATGGGCAATCTTCCTCATATCCTCCGCTATGTTATCAAGGCTAATATCCCCGGTCATTCCCTGCCTATTCGTCTGACTGGCTGTTACCACCAATATATTCCTGTTCTGTGCAATAGACCGTAGCTTCATCCAAATATCGTTAATCTGGTGCCTGTACTCATTCCCTGCACCCTTAGACGGCTTAATAATATCCGCATAGTCTACAATCACCACATCCGGTGCATATCCTTCATAATAATACATATTATCCAAATAGGCAACTATATCTTCAACAGTAGCAGTGTACATCGGCAGGAATATAAACTTACAATTTCCGCCACCGTAAGCAAGACGAAAACTGTCAAGTCTGCCCTGGATGGGAATATCTGTAACTGCTTCCTTGTTCGCTACTTCTCGTTCAATAGACCACGTTTTACCCTCTTCCTTTAGATTAGGATCGCCTTCTATATATTGTGGTGCAAAATAAGGAATATTGTAAATACCACTATGCTTAGGGGATGCAGTCATGCTTTGCCATGCTCGCCTAATCATCTGTGGTTCACGCATTTCTAGGGTGAAATACACTACATTACAGCCTTGGGACATGGCAGTTTCAGCTACAAACCAGAGAAAATATGACTTTTTTCCTTTAGGGGGGGCAAGGGCAGATATCAAATCCCCCCGCATAGGCATTCCCATTGTCTGATTTAGGGCACCAGGAAACTTAAAAACGTATTCGTGGCTTTCATTAAAAGCGGCACTAATCTTAGAAGCATCACTCAATATATCCGCCCCATCACCTTCAGGAAGCCCCACACGAGTGAAATTGGCTATAGACTGCTCGCCCTTCACCGGATCATGTAGGGCTATAGCTTCTTCTATCTTCTCCTTATGAAGCTCTAGGGAACGTAACTTGATGTACTTTATAGCTGTATCTACGTTGTAATTACTATTGGTATGCTCTTGCTCGTCACTCAGCGATTGAAGGAATGAAGCCACCGACTCCATTTCCTCCTCATCAACTAAAGACGACTGTTTCTGTAGGAATATATCCTGTATAAGGGCATTAGGCACATCCTCATACATATCCCAATATTCCTTCACCCAAGCGGACACAACCTTGGCATAGCGTGTTTTGAAGAACTTGGGCTGAAGAATAGGAAGCACTTTTTGGGCAAATACCTTGTCAGTGATGAGATTAGTAATTATGGATCGCTCTTGATCCATGTTGATTTTAGTTCGGATCATTTATACCTCAAGTAGAGCATAATAGTCGCCGCAATCCTCACACTTAACATTCAATTCAGTAAGCTTGCTTTTGATTCTCTTTTCCTTTCCACAAGGACATTCATAATTATAAAGCTTATTTTTATTCTCCACCCTAGCTTTGACTTGCTTCTCCCTTGATAGTTTGAACAATGCTTCATCAATCCCCAAAGTGGAAATAAACATCTTTGTAGTTTCCTGCAATGAAGTAAGACTCCATCCTACAGTATCATCCTTTGCAATAATCAATCCTCGTTTCTCTGCTTCCACTTTGAATCGTTTATTGTGATAGATCATATTATTAGAAGTATCTTTAATATCTAGCATTAAATTATACAAATGCACCATTTCATGTATTAGTGTAGCACAAATTTCCTCGGGGGTTCTATTAAGATATTCAGGGGTCACATTGATTTCATAGAATTTAGCCTCCCCCTCTACCCATACTTTTGCACAAGTACACCATCCCCTAGTGGGCTTTCTTCCTGCTGTTTGGATAGTGATAACAGGCACTTCTAGCTTATTCTCGAAGTATTTCTCATTGAACGCCCCAAATAACCTGTTCAGTTCATTGATGATAGTAACAAGCATATATTGCTCCTTTAATCAAACAATTTATCCGCAACCTTATTATCCAGCACCTTAGTCACAATCTGATTCTTATTCTCCAATATCTCCGCCCGCCTTAAAATTATACACAGGCTTTACAAACTCTACGATATCAACCGTCTCGGCAATATTCTGAAGGATAATACCCTTGTCCTTATAAGCAAGCGGGGATTCATCCAAAGTTCCCTTATTGGCCGTAGTCGTATACACCCCCGCTTGCTTCATATCCTCCTGAAAATAGTCTACATCGAGCATTTCCTTGGCCTTGGAACGAGATAGGATGCGCCCCGCCCCATGTGGAGCGGAATAATTATACTTCTTATTTCCCTTGCCCACACAAATTGCCAGCCCATCCCTCATGTTAAAAGGGATAATCACTCGCTGTCCCTCATATGCAGGAGTAGCCCCCTTACGAATCATACAAGTCTCGTCAATGAAATTGTGCCTAGACTCAATGGAATCTACAGGTTCCTTGCCAAAAAACTTCTCCAACTTGTTCATCATAGTTTCACGATTAATGCTTGCATACTGAGAACCTACAAGCTGGTCATTGATATAATCCTGTCCTTCAGGAGAATCTACTGCAAGAAAGGGGATTCCCTGCGTATCTGCGCCCCACATAGTACACAACTTCTTGGCTATTTCGCCATGATACTTTGCAATCTGAAGTCCAAAATTACGGGAACCGGAATGTATAGTTACCCATAGTTTTCCATCCGCCCCATAGCCAGCCTCAATGAAATGGTTTCCTCCTCCAAGAGTACCAATAGATCGGGATGCCCTAGCCATATCCATTCCAATCTTCTTCACGATATGACTATAAAAATCCACTCCC